CCGGCTGAATTGAAATTCAACCCGGAGCCTGCCGAAACCCGTCGCCCTGACAGCGCGGCGCGGCCTGACAGCGCCTCGCCCGCCGCCGATGGCCCGCCGACGCAGCGGGCAGCGCGGGCACGAGGGCTGCGAGCACCTGAGCCTCGAAGAGATCGGCGACGCGCCGATGGCACGCCTCGTACCAGACGATCGCCTTGCGCGCCTCGCCCTCTGCTTCGTTCGCGAGGACGATGGGACGGCGCGTCATCTCAGCCGCGCGAAGATGCGGCGCCGTGCGTCCTCCCAGGCGACGGGCTGGGAGCGCCCCGCCCGGATGTCGTCGAGGCGCCTCCGGGCCTCCTCGACCCACGCGCGGTCGACCTCTTCCGAGGACTCGTCACCACGCTTTCCAGGAGCCGCAGGGCAAGGACGCGCCGTTCGCTCTCTCGGGAAGCTTCATCGCCTGGTCGAGGAGTTCTTCGGCCGGGAGGCTGTCCGGGATGAGGGTGGCGGCTCGGACGAGGCCACCTAACCCCGCGAAATCATTCGCACCCCCGGCAAGAATTGAACTTGCGACCTTCGGTTTAGGAACTAGCTTTTCACGTTCTCGTAAGCAGCCGAATTCCTTCGCTTTTTGACCCACCCGACGGCGACCACCCTACCCCGTTGCCCCAGCGTTGCCCAACCGGGCGATGGCTGCCCGGAGGTCCTCCTGGACCGCATGCGCGTACCGCTGGGTCGTGGCCAGCTCCTCATGGCCGGCCAGCTCCTTCACGGCGAGGGTCGGGGCCCCGCTAGAGAGCAGCCGGGTCACGAAGAAGTGGCGGAGGTCGTGGAACCTCCAGCCGTCCTCCAGGCCGGCCCTCTTCGCGGCCCGCTTGAACGCTTGCAGCAGGCCGTACTCGCCCCAGGGCTTGCCTTGCTCGGTCAGAGCAACCTCGGTCCACGGGCTGGCCTTCTGCTTCGACGCCGCTTCAAGGAGGGGACGAAGCGGGACAGCGATCGGGATCCGCCGCTGGTGCCCTGACTTCGGGGCAGCTTCCTCCCCCTTGCATCGGGCTCGCCTGACGACGATCTCCCCGGCCTTGAAGTCGACGTCGGTCCACCGGAGGCCCCTCACCTCCCCTGCCCTCAGCCCCGCATAGGCCGCGAGGCTGAAGGCGAGCCTGGCCGAGGGCTTCGAGACCGAGAGGGTCCGGTCCACCTCCTCCTGTCGAAGGACCCGGAGGACTGTCTTCCCCACCTTCGGGAGTGCCGGCAGCTTGGGGATGGCCGGCAGCTTCCCGAGCTCGTGCGCAGCCCCGAGGACCGACCGGAGGACGATGATCACGTTCCTCCGGGAGGACGCTCCGAGGCCCGCCTGGACGAGCTCCGCATCGAGCTTCTGCACCTCCTCGAAGGTGATCTGGTCCAAGCGGTGCTTGCCGAACCTGGGGAGCAGCTTCGCTACGAGGACGTCCTCGTAGGTCACCCGCGAGCTGGGCTTCAGCTCCGTGATGGCCTTCCCCTCTCTGAAGAGGGCCACCGCCTCGCCGAACGTGATGACCGGCGCCGCTTCAGCCTGAGCCCCGGCCGTCGGCTCGTACGGGGACCCATACTGAGCGATGTTGCCGAGGATCCGGCGCTCCTCCGCTCGGGCTGCGGTCATCGTCTGGACCTCGGCATCCTTGCGGAACCGGGCCCTCGTGCCGTCGGGCTTCTTGTACGAGATGTCAATGAACAGGCGGAGCTCTCCCCGCCGCTGCACTTTGCGGATCATGACCGGCTTCCCTTCCAGCCATCCCGCAGGGTTGGCGTCGACCCTACAGCATCCACCCATCTGGCGCCAAGTCGAACCCTCCAGAGCCGGCCGAGCTTCCGGGCACGCACGCCATCGAGGTCTGCCTCGATCCCTCCATCGGCCGCCTTCACCGCACGGCGTTCGATCGCCTTCCGCAAGGCGGATGGCGTGAGGCCGAGGAAGTCGGCTGCCGCCTGGAGCGAGATCCAGCGGGTCATCGTGTCTCTATCGGTCACGTCAACGGGTACACCGACTCGATCCGTCGCCAACGTGCCTTTCTCGCATCACACATAAACACACAACCCGAACCCGCACGCGCACACATTGTCCGCTAACATCTACACGTGTGGCTGTGGGCGGGCGAGAGCCGAGGCTGCACGCGACGCCCATCGTTGAGCCAGCTCTCTCAGCTCGACTTGGGCTCCGCGCTCCCGCTGAGCCCGCTCGGCTAACTAGAAGGGATCGTTAGCGGGGCATAGGTGACCTCCTCGTCCGACTCACACCCCGTGCTCAGCTTCGGGATCACGAACGGGACGGCGTATGCAGCCGTTCTCGTACTCGCACGAGGTACGCCTGCGTATGGAGGACTTGCTCCTCCAGGGCGTCGATGCGGCGGGTCAGCCGGGCCGTCTGGGCGAGGACCCGGACCAGAAGGCAGACGGATGTCGTGGCCGCCGCGAGGCAGACGGCGCTGACCACGACCTCCACAGCATCACCCGCTTCTCCGGCTGAGCGGGCTGTACGGCGGGATCGTGTCCTCGGCCGACGGAAGCCGGCGACGGAGCTCTTCTCGGAGCTCTTCGAAGCGCTTCTCCTCGATCTTCGCGAGGATCTTCGCCTCGGAGACCGCCAGCCGCTCCTCGAACTTGTCGAGGGCCTCGGGGATCTTCTCGACGGCCAGCACCAGGGCCTTCGTCCGGTCCTCGAGCGTCGTCAGGATCTTGGGGACGACGCTCTTCACGACCCACACGATGAGGCCCGTCAGCCCCGTGAGGCCGGTGCATAGAGCCCCGACGAGGAGCTCTTCAAGAGGAGACATTTCACCCACCATATACTTCCGCCTCGACGAGGCTCTGGAGGTCGACCCAACCGAGGATCCTGCGGCCGCCCACGAGCTCGGCCCCGGGGTCCTTCCCGGCGATCACGATGTCCCGGCCGTCCACCCAGACCCGCTTCTTCGTGAGGATCACCTGATGGCCATCAATCCGCTGACCGCCGTCCACGGAGGCGATCACCACCCGGTGATTGGTCGAGACGCCGAGCACCGTGAAGATGTGCTCGACCTCCCCGTGGCCGGCGTCGCCCACAAGGACGGCGTCCCCCGGCAGCGGGATGGCGCCCTGGCGGTACGGCTTCCACGCCCCCCGAGCTCGGGCCACCTCGACGAGCCGGGAGATGGCCGTCCCGACCTTGTAGGGCGGCTCCAGCAGGGGGTGCTCCAGCCCGAGGCGACGCCAGAGGCCGGCCACGACGAGCCCGCAGCCGCTCATCCGCGCCATGTCCGCGGCCCTCTGCGGCTCCTCGCCGGGGGCGATGAGCTCGAGGTACTCTCGGCGGGCCTCCGGGTTCCTTGGGTCGGCCGAGAGGCCGGCCAGGGACCGGGCGATCTCGACGGCCCGGGCGCGGGACGTCACTGCGGCATCTCCGCCGGCTGCTTCCGCTGCTCCGCCGTGACCTCCGGGTTGAGCCGCCTCCGGATCGCGAACCCCATGTCGATCCCCAGCTTCTCCAGCGAGCCGAGCATGCAGGGCAGGCAGATCGTGAGCTCGTCACCCCAAGCTGCGTTCTCGAACTCCAAGGCGAAGTCCGAGCCACACTTGGGGCAGTGAGGTTCGGCAGGAGCGATCGTCGTCACCGTGCCGCTCGACCCCCTCCACCGGAGGGAACCAGTCTGCGCGTAGAGGCACCCACCACCGACGGGGTTTGACGTCGGGATCGAGGTGACGTTCCCGATGCCGATGACCCCCTGCCCGTTCGCCACCGTTTGGCTGGGGGTGGCAGTGTCGATCAGGACGATGTTGCCGCGGGTAGCCCCGCTGCCTGCGGACCCCGGAACCACGAAAATGTCGCCGCTCTTATTCCCAACACCCGAGGCCACCCCCGAGTGAAGATAAATCAGACCCGAACTGGTTCCGGCCGTACCGGTCTCAAGGAACACAGCTCCGCTAGGTCCGACAAAGTTCGACCCCGAGAACACCTGAACAGCGCCGGTCTGGAACGCGCTGTCCTTGTCGAACGACTGGATCGTAACGTTTCCGGACCCCTGACCTGACGACGGCGAGGATGCGACGCCGCTCCGGATGGTTACGGCACCAGGGCTACCCGTCGTTGTATTGCTTCCCGTGACGGAGAGGGTTGTACCCGCACTCGCCCCCGTGTCGGCCGGCTTGATCGTGGGCGTCGTGACCGATGCAAAGGCGCTCCCACCGGAACCGTCCCTCCTCACCAAAGCGTTCGCCGTCGCGTTCACCGTGGCGTTGTCGAGAAGGCTCTGGTACGCCGGCTTCAGTTGAATGTCGTCGGCGTTGACGACAATCGAGCCGTCCGCGTTCTGCCCTACGTTGTAGGCCCCGGACGAGAATGCGAGGCCCGCTCCCGCTGACGCCGGGTTTACTACGACCCCCCGGATGAGCGGGTTGAACTTCGAGATCCATCCGAACTGGCTCGACCCTTCGAGCTTCTCGTCGAAGGCCCCGACCCGGTATCCGGTCGCGGTCAGTACGAAGACGCCGAACGTCGTGGTCAGGCTTGGGTCCGGGCGGCCGTTCGCATCGAGCCCGTTGTTCACCTTCGACAGGAAGATGAGGGCCGACCCCGCTGCTGGTGCGGTAAACGTGGCGGTCTTCGCCACGTGGTCGATGGTCAGCCCGGCCGTGACCGTGGCCGCGGAGAGTAGCTCATCCGTGTTGATACAGGAAATGGACCAGCTCTTGACCCCGGCGATATCCGCGAGGGCGATCGTGACGGTCGCTCCTGCGGGTACATCGACCCCGTTCAGGGTGCTCGAACCGTTTACAAGGCAAATCGGCGAAGCCATGCACCAACCTCAAGCGTCTGTCGAGTAGTCCACACCCGACGACGAAGCGACTAGTCTCCACACGCCGGAGACAAGCTGGACCTCAGCGAAGCAGGGCTGAAAGATCCGGATCGTGACGTTGCTCGTTCCGGCCCCCTCATCTACGTCGACGACCTGCTCGACGTACCCGTTGATGAAGGCCAGGTCGTTGCCCGACCCCTCACGCCTCAGGGTATAATGGAACGGCGGCGCTCCGAGCTTTAGATAGAAGCGCATCCAGTCGCCATTCGTCGGCAGGGGAGCCGATGTCTGTCTCAGCGTGATGATGCGCGTTGCAGCAGGATTGTTTGCAAGGACGAAGATGTTTCCCTGTGAGACATCGACCGTCTGAGTTGCGTCCGTCAAGAAAACGGGAGCTCGGCGCCGGGTGATGTTGCGGAACGCTACGGTGCCCGTCACCTCGATATTCGACGCAAGCGTGTCTGTCTGCCCCGCCCGCTTGTCGAGAGCGTTCGTAACGTTCGCATCGAGCGCATTAATCTGAGCGCTCGTTAGCTTCTCGTTGACGCCCCAGTCCGGGTTCTTGGTTCTCGTAAGCGCCATAAGTCAAGCCTCGCCTAGAAGCGCTGATTATCGAGGTTCCTCTCCTCGTCGAGGTAGAATCCCTCTCCGTGAGCACCATCGAGGAACCAGTCGAACGTCACCCAAGCGGGAAGAAGGTCGCTGAGGAACGGCACGATCTGCGCGACGACGTCGTAGAAGGTCGCATCGTCGACTCCGGCCGGCTGCACCGTCTTAATCGCCACGTGTGCGATGGTCGAGTACCAACCGCCATCAGCCAGAGTGACGCCCCCAGGGACGGTGGCTCCTCCGGGGACGCGGCCTACCGCCTGCGACGACGGAGTATGAACGAGGCCGGCGTAAATGCTCCCGAGCACGACGGTCAGGAGATCATGCACCACCTGCATCGTTGGAGGTGCACCGTAAGCCTCCATCTTCGCCCGGACTTTTGCCCGTCGTTCGACCTCTGTCTCAATGGGAAGAGGTCGGATGCCAAGGATCTTCTCCCACCGCGGAAGGAAGTCCGTCATCCGGAGCGGGTCCCACTGGTTCGCCATCCTCCGGTTCAGGTGCCAGAGGTACGCGAGCGCTCGAGCTTCGGCGTTCCGCTCCGCCCAGACGTAGGAATCCACCTCCTTGCTGAAGGCGGTCCCGTCCGTTTCGAGAAGGGATTGGAGGATGACATCGAGGATGTGCCCTTCTTCGGCGCCGAACTTCTCGGGGAACGGGTTGAAGCCACCCATGGCTCAGATCACCAGACGACCATCGTGACGACGGTGGACGCGTCCGGATCCGTCGCGGCGTTGTTCCGCGTGATCCGGATGCGCATCGAGTTGGCCGAGACCCGAATGACGGACGCGGAGAAGAGGCTCTCTCCCACGTTCCCGACCCCGAACCGGAGGTTCAGGCTTCGGGTGACACCGCGAGCATCGGTCACCGTCGTCGGCCATGTCACGAGGTAGTTCCCCGCCCCCGTCCTCGAGATGGTCGGCTTGTATGCCAGCGCGTTGCCCCAGACCGCATCGTGGTCGGTGACCGTGGCCGTCGACCCGTTCGTGGTGAACGAGACGAAGGCCCGCTCGATCATGCGGGTCATGGCCGCCGTGTCCGCTCGGGCTTCGTTCGACGCCTCGGCCGAGAGGTCCGTCGTGGGATCCTCGGGCGGCGAGTAGTCGACCAGCTCCCCCCCGAGCGCGGCGAAGTCGTTCTTGTCAGGAAGCGCCATGGTGGTGCTCAGACCGGGTAGAACCCGATCTGCCGTGGAACGAAGATGTAGGGGCCGTCCGTGATGGCGGCCGGCAGAGGTGGCGTTACCGAGCTCTGATAGAGGTACTGCGCATCGAAGACTTCATCCCCTGCATCCGAGAGGTTCCTCAGGAACGACTTCTTCAGCTCGGCCGGCCAGCTCGACGTGGCCAGAGGGCGGCGGTAAGCCCCGGGCAGCAGGCTCGCGTTGTTGGTCTTCTCGTACGGCCCGAGCTTGCCGAACCCATCGAGCACTGCCGCCACGTACGCCGGCATGTTCTCCGCGGCCGGGAAGATGTAGTCTCCAACGGCCACCGACACGCCGTTTGTCGAGACGAAGGGCGTGTCGATCGTGAGGTCGTAGTTGGGGGCAGCCATGAAGGATGTCACCTTCGCGGTCCGCAGCGTCCAGTCATCCCGGCTCAACCAGCACACCTGGGACCCGACGATGGGCGGGATATCCGAGGCGACAACGAACCTCGTCGAGTTCGTCACCGCCAGGACAGCCGAGTAGCCAGGCGTTGCTCGGACGGGGAACGGGTTCCCGTCGGTCCATCCCCCACCCGGGCCCGCGGGGCTCGCCTTCGGAGAAGCTGGCAGGGCGAGGCCGATCGAGAGGTCGACCTCCTGGTTCTGCACCGTGGTGACGACCACCTCCACGAACTCCGGGAAGGCGGCGAGCACGGCCGGGACGATCGTTCCGGAGAGGACCAGGAGGTCGACGTCCCGGTGCTTGTTCGTGCTCGTGGGTGCCCTGACGACGGCCACATGGACCGTGCTCGGACCGTTGCACGCGGAGTAGGCGAACGCCTTCTGGACCGCCGTCGATGCCTGCTCCGCCGCCAAGGTGATGCTCGGCCAGTTCGTGCCGTTGGGTGGCGACTGGAGCCGCTCCAGGAGCCGCGCCCGCAGGCCCTCATAGTCTTCGGCGTCCACGCCGCCGGTGAGCCCTCCCGTCCCGACGACCGCGATCGGCTGGACGAACGGCGGAGGCGCCGTCCACCGGAGGACCGTACCGGCCGGCAGGTTCGTCGACGCCCCGGTGTCCACGCTCGTGATCGGGATCTCGTCGCCGTCGGCATACGAGCCACCGACCTCGACCTGGTAGGTCAGGCCGGCCGGGTCCAGAAACTGCGCCCCCGTGGGGATGGCGATCGGTGTGCTGACCGTCGCGTCGAGAACCACAGGGCCGGAAGATGGGCCGGCAGGACGCAGGGCCAGCTTGTACAGGCGGGCGACCCGAACAAGATCATCGCCCTGTGCCGTGTCCGCCATCTGAGCGTTGGCCGCCAGGGGGACGTTGCTCGACGCTACGTAGATCTGCTGGGCCAACGCGGTAGCCCGCAGGAAGATCTCCGTCCCCTCGGAGACGTTGGGGTTCGCGATCCCCCTCTTGATGAGGGAGTTGCGGTAGGTTCTCAGGAAGTCGTCCCGGATGTCTTCCAGTGACTTGATCCTGAGGGTTTCGATCGTCGTTGCCATCAGACGAACGTCGTCTCGACCTTGCCCGTCGAGAGCGCCTTCCACTTCACCGCGACCTGAACCCCTGACTGCGTGACCCTTGACGTGGTCACGTCAAGGATGCTGATGAGGTTCCGGGCCGTCATGGGCTTGAGCGCAGCCTCGACCGCGTTCCGGTTGCGGGTGGCTATATTGTCGTTGATGACCCCCGTCGGGAACTCGATGCCCATCGTCGGCACCGCCGAAGAACCAAGGGCCGTCCGGAGGGCGAGGTAGACCATCTGACTCAGCGAATCCCACCCAACCTTGTTTCCTGCATCGTCGAGCACGAAATCGCCCGAACGGGTATCTATCAGTGCGCAATCGCCGTAGGTGCCGTCCGGCCTTCTCAGAAGCTCGGTCGTGGAAAAATTCACCTGCGCAGGTGAACCGAACCCATACCTGGAGGACCCGAACCCACAGGCACCAATACCCAAGTTGCTGCTCATAGAGGACACACGGGTTGTGGGATCGTGATCGTCGGCAGCGGAGGAAGGCTGACGTTCGGCAGTACGACCGGCGGGATCGAGAAGCTAAGCGAAGGCAAGGCGACCCCGACGTCGACGCTCAAGCTCAATGAAATGGTCGGCAACGGAGGCAAGCTGATGCTCGGCAATGTGATCGGCGGCACCGAGAAGTTCAGCGAAGGTAAGGTCACCCCAACGTCGACGCTCAGCGACAGGCTGACCGTCGGCAGCGGCGGAATGCTCTGGATTGCTACAGCGATCGGTGGAAACGAGAACGCTGGGAAGTCACAGGGTCCTGGCATTACCTCGCCGACTTCACCGACGTGCTCACCGCAGTGGGAGAGAGGACGGGAGGAATCGCCGTCACGGATCCAGGTGCCAGCCCGTTCACCGCGGCGATGAGCTGCCCGAGGAGCGTCGTCAGGCTGGAAATGTACGCCTGGAGACCAGGACCGAGGACGACGCCATCGGAAGCAGAAGCTCCGAGGGAGACAGCCCCTGCGTTTAAGGCCATGGCCGCACCGATAAGGGCCACGTTCCCGGACGCGCCCACCTGGACATCGGCGGCTGACGCCATCTTGATGCCGTTCGCGTCGATGGTGACGGCCCCCTGCGACCCCGCGGTGATGACGACCTTCCCCTCGCTCGACACCTGGATCAGGATCGGCTCTCCGGACGCTCCGTTGTCCTTCTGTGTGAGGAGGGTGATCGTGGACGTGGAGCCGTCATCCTTGAGCAGGATGCGACCCGTCCCGGTATTGCTCGGCCCCCCGGCATAGAGGGCGGTCTCCCCCTCCTTGAGGGCCCCGTAGATCTTGGTCCCGCGGGTGTCTCGCGACGCGATGCAGAGATCGTTGCACCCCTGGTTCAGCGTGATCCCTTGGCACGCTCGCTTCCCCGGCTCGGCCTTCGCGGGACGAGAGGCGAACCCGACATGCTGCCACCACTCTGCGTTGTCCGAGAGGACCTCCGAGTTCACCGCGTCGCCCGTCTGTGCGAGGATGACCCCTCGGCTGTCGATGGTCGTCCCGAGAACATCGGCACCGTTCTCGAAGATGTCGGACAGAAGATCTACGGGCATGTCAGTTGATCTGGAAGGTCTTGGGCCGAATGAGCTTGATCGTGGTGGTCGTCCCGCCCGCGCGCGATTTCTTGAACGTCTTTTCGACGCACCACATCGGCTCCAGCACATCCTGGACCTCATCGAACACGTCGACCATCGTGTTCACCCCCCACGGGAGGTTCTTGTACGTGTGGCCGGCCACCTCGTACGTCGCGACCAGAGACTTCTGTTGCAGTTCCGCCATCTTCCTTCGGACAAAGGCTTCCAACTGCTCCATGTCGTAGCTTTCGTCATCCTTGATGAACATCGGTGCAGGACGATGCTTCCCAAGGAATTCAAGACCGATCACTTCCGTACGCGGAGGGATCACCTTGGCGCCCTTGTATCGCGCCTTGATATCCTGAACGACCTCGATCGGCTCTGGGTTAAGGTCTTCGTTGTAGTCGTAGGCTACGAGCTCGTTGACCATGATGACTTTGTTCCGCGTCTTGTCGGCTGTCTGCCCACCCCCCGTGGCGAAGCCGACGATGAGACTCGGCTGACCCATGACATCGCGCACGACGGAACCGGAGAGAACATTGTTCTCGTTCGTCAACCCATTGCGATGTGTGATCTTGTAGGCCATGGTCGACGTGTCGAACGTCGGCGCGTCAACGACTACGCCGCTACCGTCCGCCGCTGCCCAGATCATCAGCCCGAACCGGCGTAGGATCCGGTCAAGGAAGGCGAAGACACCTTCGCCCATCTTCGGCTTGATCTGCTTGACGGTGATCCGCCGGAGGTCACGACGGCGTGCATCAACCACGACAGTGCTGTCACGGGTGTCATACTGAAGCTCGATGGTGCCGTCAGCCTTGGCTACCCGCTTCGGAATCTTCACCTTGACCTTCTGTCGCGTCCCGGAAGCCCCTTTGGGCAGTCCCGTGACAACCGAGACATTGAGGTCATCCGATGTGTAGACGGTATCGATCCCGAATGGAGCGAGGACGCCGAGGATGCAATCAAGGATCGTGGAGCCTGACGTAAACTTGTACGCCGGGTCGATGCAGGCATCAACGACGGGACCGAGGATGTCGCGCCCCTCGATCGTGTAGAGGGTTCCGCCGTTCGGGCTTACCTCCGACGTGATCTTCTCGACGTACCCCGTGCATTGCAGCCGATCGTTGAGGGAGATCTCCACCCGCGCCCCGGTCTGTATCCCTGTGAGGAGCTCCTTCCCTGGGCCTGACGCACCCGTGGAATCGGGGTCATCAAAGCTTCGGTAGCTCCCCCCCGCTACCGATGGCGGCAGGGTAAATGACCACGCTGCCGTTGGGATCTGAAAGTTCTGGGTGAACCTATAGCTCGTCCAGTTGGAGATCTCGACTCCATGGTCCGGGAGCCGTAGGACGATCTGGTCGAGTGCGCTCTCCCCGTCACGCAGCGGCATGGCTCACTTGATGTAGAAGCGGACCACCGTCTGTCCCGGCACGACGAGCGATCCCGCAAGCAGAGGGTTGAGGCTCAGGATCTCGGGCACGGAGTTCCTGAACCGAAGAGCCACCGAGGCGACCGTCGTGGACCTCGGGACGAGGTAGAACCCCTTGTCCGTGCTCTTCGTTGCCAGCGACTGCTGCATCGAGTGCATGGCCGAGATGAAGCGGTTCGACGTGTCACGGAACCCAGCGTTCACCCGTCCGTAGGTATCCTCTAGCCGACGCACCTGCGCGATGACGCGATCGATCTTCGCGACCGCCTTGGACCTCGCGAGGTCGATCTGGTCCCCGACCGCTTGCAGGTCGCGGACGAACTCGGAGAAGGACTCGAATCCCTCCAGGTCCGGCTTCTGCGCTGGAGGAAGGATGCCGACGATGTTGTCGAGGTCGATGGCCGCGGAAGCAGCGATGGCGAAGTCGGACGCCAACCCGGCGAATGCCTTGCCATCCTCCACCGTCTCGATCCATGTCACCTGGAGCGTGGGGCCGCCTCGGAAGTCCGGGTCGAGAACCTCTTCCCAGTCAGCAACGTTGCAGTTCCGCTCTCCGTAGCTCGGATGCTGTAAGACCCCGGGCTGGCGATCCTCGATGGCCGTGAGGAACGCCCTGTACGTCTTGGGATAGAGATCGCTCCACGTCTCGTTCATTCCTCGCGTGATCGTGTTCACGAAAGGGATCTTGAGAGAGAACACAGAGGAGTTCCGACCCGTGTTCTCAACGAGCCAACCATCACGATCCATGCGCTTGTGGGCGACGACCCCATGACCCCCCTTGCTCGTGACGAGCACGGTGGGCACTGGGATGCCACGCCAGGAGGCTTCGAGGAGCTGGGAAAGAGCGTCGGCAGCCATCAGCGCTTCGTGAAGGGGTCGGACCTATTGATCGCGTTGATCTGCGCGTGGAAGTCGTCGAGCGACTTGTTAAGACGGTCGAGCTTGTCAGCAGTCTTGTCGGCGTTGACGTCGACCTTTTCGAGGTTGAGCCGAAGTGGGCCGCCCACTGTCCCGACGTCAGGAGGCTGAGGAGGAGGCTCGCCCGGCTTAGAGTCCGGCTTCGGGAGAGAGAGTCGCTCTCCGATCTTCCGCTGCTCTTCCTTCGTGAGCCCGAGCGGGTTCAGAACGTCGTCGGTCTTGCGAAGCTGCGAGGCAGGAACGAACTCGAGCTGGCCGCTCTCCGGGTTGAGCTGGTACTTGCCGCGCCTGCCTGGCTCCACAGGATCGTCGTCCGACGAGGCAAAGGGCTTCAGGATGCTACGAATGACGTCCGCCACCCAGAGAAGGGCATTGGCTAGGGTGAGAGCAGCGTCGGCGAGATCAGGAGCAGCCTTGGCGAAGTCGTCGATGAAACCTTGAACCGTCGGCATGATCTCGAGGAGCTTCTCCTTGATCTGGTTCATCGCGGATTCCCACTTCTCTCCACTGGTCTGGAGGACGGCGTTCCGCTTTTTCTCCTCGTCTGCCATCGTAGTGTTCGCGGTGAGGAAGCCCTTGATGAACTGCTCGACTGCCTGAGCTGCCTCCTCGCGCGAGTCCTTCTCACTCTTGCCTGACGCCCGCGACTTGTCGAACGCCGCGTCGAACGTCTCCTTGTAGGACCCGATGAAGTTCCGCGAGATTACGTTCTTGTACCCGATATCCTTGAGGGCTCCGACGTTACCGGACGTCTTCCGGTAGATGTCCGCGATGAGCTTGGCGGGATCGACGATCTTCTCGACCCCGCTCTCGTCCGTCATGATGGAATCTGGCGCGAAAGCCTTCGCGAACTGCAAACTCTCGGACGTGAACCGAGCCAGACCAGTCGCAGCGTACGCCTCAGACCCCATCTTGGGTTTGGTCGTCTGTAGCAACGCTCCGGCCATGGCGATCCTGGTTCCGTAGTCCCCAGCGAAGCTCTGCGTCGGTGCGGTAAATCGTCCACCAAGACCGGCGAGCTTTCCGAAGGTGATGCTGCTCCCCTCCTTCTCACCTTGCGCGATGAGCGTGAGCATGAGGTCTTCCAGCTCGGCCTGCTGCATGCCGGGCTTCCAAAGGGTACCCAGCATGTTGGTCATCACGGGAAGCTCAAAGCCACGTCCCTTCGCGATCGTGGCCACCGAGTTCATGATGCCCAAGCTGAGCTTGGGATCTCCCGTCAGGTCCTGGAAGTCTCCAGCGGCCTTCAGGATGGCCATCGGATCCATGTTGCTCCGGATCGAGGTGGCCCGAACGCTGTTTTCGATCTCCTTTGCCGTCAGCTTCCCGCCCGAGTTGTTGGCCATCTGGACCGCAGCCGTCTCCAGCTCGAGCGATGGCTTGATGACGTCACTGAGAACGAAGCTCGCGAACTGCTTCAGGGCAGCCGCTGCTAGATCGATCGCCTTGCTCAGCGACGCGATGGCAACGCCGGCAACCCCAGCGGCTTTCGCCATGCCGGCGAGCCCCTCTCCCTTCATGAAGGAGTCGAGGACTGTGGATCCTGTATTCGTACCTGTGATCGCTGACCGAGCCGACGGACCCGATCGACCGAAGGCCCGGTCCAGATCATCGTGGTCTCGCCTCCTCCTCGAATCCCGCCTGGCGTTCCGTTCGGCATCGAGCTCGGCCTTGTAGATGTCGATGCGCTTCTTGGACTCCCGGAGAGCCGCGGCGGTCGCCTCCTGCTCCATCTCAACCCACGCCTGTCGAATGCCGCGGATCGCCGAGTGGACCTCGGCAACCCCTTCGGCACGGAGGACGATCGAGACGGGGGTCGACATCTACTTCGCCGCCTGTTGCTTCTTCAGGTAACGGTCTCTGGCGGCGTACCAGGCGAGGAGCTGGCCATCCGTGAGCTGTACAACTGGGAGGCCATATACAGCATGAGCTGACTCCGTGCTGCCAATGACAAGGAATCTAAAGGGAACGAGCTGCCTCCTACGGCCAGCCGCTCGATCCAGGCATCCATCTCCTCTTGGCTCATCCTGCTCACGATGGGCCCAAGCTCGCTCTGCACCCTCGTGTAGTGAAACATGAGGACGCCGATCTCATCCGTCGTGAGCTTCTGCCCGACGGCCTCAATGCTGGGAAAGAACGGCCGCGAGATGTCCTCCTTGCGCTTGCACGCGCGGAAGAGCACCTCGCACGAGCAGCGGTTCTCGAAGAGCGTCGAATATCCGGCCGACACCTCTCCGTTCTGAGGAAGCGCTCCCTGCTCCTTCAGCATCTTGCGAACGAAGCGCTCGGTCGAAGCCGTGGCAGCCATCGACTCCTCCTGCGTGAGCACCACCATGGCGATCTCGCCGATCGGCTTCCCATCGGGGGACTTCCTCGGGAAGGGTACGAGGCGGTATGGCCGAGGAACCGACGTGATCTGTAGCCACAGCTCGGCCGCGGAGATCTCGGATTCAGGGGGAGGCATCATGCCTGGTGACCTCAAGAACGAAAAAAAGCGGGAGCGACCATGAAGAGGGCGTCCAGACCACGCCATCCCCAGCAGTCGCTCCCGCAGGGTAGTCACTCGGGGTAGACGACCCCGAGTGCGTTAGGTTGTGATGTACGCGGCCGGGGGGTCTGGTCCCCGGCTACGTCAGGAGCTCAGTCCCACTCGGGGAACTGGCCGACGAACGTGAAGTCGAGCTTGCTGGCCGTGTCGACCGCGTGGCTGAAGTTGTCGTCCGTGATGAAGCCCTTGCTCGTCGCCGTCCGGCCCGCGGCGAAGATGGTCACCTCGACCACCTCCAGGTCCTTCATGAACTGCCCGGGGTCGAGCTCGAAGTCAGCCGACGGGACGGCGTTGCTCACCGTGATCTCGCACATGGGCGAGCCCGGCGAGAGACCGGCGAACCCCTTGGCGACCGTCTTGACCTGCTGGGCCCCGGTGCTCCGCTTGATGGTGACGGACGCTTCTTCTGCCAGAAGAGCGCTGTTCACGTAGACCTGCGCCTTCGTGTAAAGGTCGAGGTTAGCCATGTCTCAAATCCTGTTGGTGTAAGGAAGTGCTCGAATTGGAACGAAGCCGCCGAGAATCAGGCCACCTGGTTCACCTGAAGGGCGATCTGATCCAGGATGTCGATCGGCTGGAGCGGGATCTGCGCCGAGAGCCTGGTGGTTGGCGACGCTTCCCGGATCGCCAGCGTCCCGTTGATGATCTCGCCCACACGCTGGAGAAGGTCGTTCTCTGCGTAGTCTCGCGTGTGGCGATTGATGAGCGCCTTCAGGACTCGGGGCGTGATCACGGTCGGTCCGGGGACGGGCTCGTTCTTCTTCGGGTCGTCGGCGATCTGCTTGCCGCGAAGCGAAGCAGCCGCCTTGGCGATCAGGTCGTCCGTGTAGCGGTCGCAGATCGTGACCTTGTGGGCATCCCGGATCCGGTAGTCGACATTCGCCCCGTTCAGGAACCGCGTCGTGACGCGCTTCACGAGGTAGGTCGCCCCGCTCGTCCGAACGCCGATGGGCGTGAGGCCGGAGTTCAACGCGCTGAGGATCTGCGCCCTGGTCGGGGCGGCCCCGGAGAGGGGCGCCTTCACCTTCCAGTTCGGCTGGGTCTTCGCGTCGTCGCCGTACGAGCTGAAGTTCAGCCGGGGGACGAGGGGGGCCTCCTCCAGGGCGTAGACGGCCGCGATGTTGGCGGCCAGCTCGCAGGGAGGCACGTCGCTCTGGGCAAGCCACACGAGCTCGGCGCGGGCCCCGTTGAGGGCCGTGCTGATGGCGATGGCGTTCGAGAGGGTGTCCACCGAGCCGGCGAAGACCCGCTGCCGGATCCCGGTGACCGCGAGCGCCTGGGTGTTCACCTGGCTGAGGAGGGCGGTGAGCTGCGTCGAGTCCTCCGCGGCCGAGACGATGTAGTAGAACCTCTTGGCCAGGATCGTAGCCAGGGCCGTGGCGTTGCTGTCGCTGACCGCCCCGCTCGAGGTGAGCGTCGAGGCGGTCGGGCTGACCGTGGTGCCGACCCCGCTCGGCCGGATCTGCGCGAAGTAGCGGATGAAGTTGGACCGCAGGCCGGCCTGCTTGGCCGTGATGGTGAGGACGCCCGCAGAGTTGTCCGCGGTCACCGGCCAATGGGTCTTCGCGTTGACCGCGTTCTTCGCGGCGACCGCGATCGTGGTCACCGAGTCGCCGGTCGCGATCCCGAACTCACAGAACTCATCGCCGACGTAGATCCGGCCCGTGACCGCCCCGGTTGCCGAGTTCGTGAACGTGATCGTGCCGGTCGCGGCTACCGGGCTCGATCCCTCCGGGATGGCGATGGCGTAGACGGGGGTCGTCGTGTTGACGGCCGTGAACCTGCGCCACATCCGGTGCAGCTCGGAGCCGGCCCCGAAGAGGGCGATGACGTCCGACTCGGTGCTCATCGAGACCGGGGTGTCGGGTCCGTAGATCACCGTGTTCGCGGTCGCAGAGCCAGCAGAGGTCTTCCCGCCCAAGAGGAGCGCCGGGTAGACGCCGGTTCCGAGGGAGGCTTCACCCTGCGCGAAGTTGATCTCGGCGTACTCCCCCGGGATTGGGTCGCTGGAGGACAGGCCGACGAGGCTGATCGAAGTCATGATGTCACCCTAAGAAAGTTGAGAAGTCAGCCAATCACTCGGGCTTCGAGCGCGGCTTCTTCGCCTCGGTCGAAGCCTTGAAGGAGACGCCGCAGAGCCGGGCCGTCTCTTCGTCAGCCGGCGCAAGGCTCCCGGCCTGAACCTCTTGGACGTACTCAGCTCGAAGCGGCACGGTGACGGGCTCCTCGGAAGGAACCCATCCGCCGTTCACCCCGACGGCCGGATCGTGCTTGCGGCCGACGAACCGGAGGATGCCGGCCTCCATGGCCTCGAAGTCCGGGACCATCGCGGTCCCGATAGGCAGAACTCTAAGCTTCATGTCAGCTCCTCTTGGAACTCGATGAGGTCCTCAGACCCCTGCGCATCTGCAACGCTGATCGTCCCGCCGATCTCAGTGAGGTTCTCCACGCCGGGCGCTTCCATCCTTCGCTCGAAAACGGTCAAGTCCATCTCGACCGTCGGGAAGAAGAGCTCCGTGTTCAGGCTCTGAAGTGAGCCATAGCGAGCCTCGGAGATCTTGATCTCCTCGATGCCGGCGACGTTGAACACCAGGGCCCCGCTCTGGTAGGTCGGGTCCCATCCTTGCTCCGTTCGGTCCAGGATGACCTTCCCGACGGCCCGGAGGAACGGGTAGAGCTGGAGGTACTGAGCCGGGCCAAGAGGCGGCAGGACCCACTGGAGCTTCCAGGTCTCCTCCAAGTGATACCAGTTGCGCGTCTTCTCGCTGGGCCGCTCCGAGATGACGAAGAGAGCCAGGAAGGGCGGCGTGAGCTGCGCCTGGGTCAGGAACGGCAGCGGGTCATACGGGATGGCCAGCATGGAGATCCTGCCCGAGAGATCCGGGAGCCCCGCCCTGGCGACCTCCGCGTCGAACCTTGCCCCCATGTGGGTCGAGAGCACCGCCTGGTAGTAGGCGAGCACGGTGTGAAGCGCCGGGTCGGCATCCTGGAGCAGGCTGTTGGTCGTCGACGCCGTCAGGGGCGACGTGAACTGACCGATGCGGAAGCCGGCGTAGCTCACCGGAGCACCTGCCGAAGCTCCTGCTCAAGGATGGCCGGGCCCTCCGTCTCGAGGAACTTCGCGGCCGGAGCCATGAAGGGGCGGGCCTTCGCCGGGCCGACGCTCTTCGCGAACACCTCTTTCCCGTTGACGAAGAAGTGCAGCACCTTGCTCTTCATCCGGAAGCCGGGGCGGCCATTCTCGACGAACCCGGCGTAGTGCTTGTCCGTCGAGATCTCTCGCTCGAACTCCCCAGTCCGCTTCGCCTGGATCGACCGGGCGAGTTCACCCTTGGTCTCGAGGCCAGCGAAGCCGGCCCCCCTCTCGGCCGCCTTGTCGAGTCCAGCTTCAACGGCCCGGTCGATCTCCGTGATGAGCTCCTCGAACGGGTCAGACATTCTGAGCGGCCGTCTTCCGTACGATGAGGTAGTAGGAGAAGTTCGCCTTGGGCAGCTCCTGTCCGATCTTCTTGAACCAGGCTCCCGTGGAGTAGCCGGGGCCGGTGATCTTGAAGAGCACCTCGGTGTTGCTGCCGGAGATCACAGGGTCGAACACCGCGGGGTCGGTTCCCGCCGGGAGCCCCTGCGCGTTCGTGTACGGCGGAGTCAGCGGGCCGATCTTGAGGTCCTGATCCTGGTACAACCCACCAGACGCGATGATGTCCCGCTGCGTGAGCTGCTCGACCTTGACGCGTCCGCCATTGACCAGGAGCGGCGTGTCGACGGGCTCCCTCGTCGACCCCTGAGCTCCTGGAAGGATTCCAGGCGTCCACGTGTTGATCCTCACCACGACGTCATACCGCCGGAGATCCCACGTCGTGTTGAGCATCCCCCGGTATTTGTCGAGGATGGGCAAGTAAGCATCACGGATGCTCATGCCTCAGCCGAGCCCCGTGAGAGTTGGCCGGGCGTTCTGGGCCTTCCAGTAGTCCCCGGAGTACCCCTGCGTCCCGAAGATATCGTTCGCGATCGGGACGCCCATGATGACGGAGAGCTCGGCCACGTGCGTCCGGCCGATGGCCTTCATGCCCCTCGTCTGCTGGTTGTCGGGGTAGAGCTCGACATCTCCCTTGTCGAGGCTCTTCAACCCTGCGGAAGCGAGAGCTGTCCCCTGGATCTCGGTCCTCACAGCCTCGATCTTGGCCAGTAGCCCCTGCACGAGCGCGGTCGCGTCTGGGTCGTTTCCGACGATGAGGATGGCCGACTCGAGCCGGGGGTTGCTCTGGCGATACACCTGGGGGTAGCCGAGGAAGTGCCGTATCTGCGTGGCCTCAGCGGACGTGAACGCCATCGGTCAGGGAGAGACGAGTAGGGTGGCCTGATGCGTGAACGCCGCTGCGAAGTGGGCGTTCAGGCGAGCCTTGACCTGATTCCCGAGGGTCGCCAGCGTGGCCGCGTTGGTCGCGTCCGATGCCGCCATCGTGTTCGTCGAGTCCGCCACCGGGTGGAACGTTGTCGACGCACGATGAAGGTTGTACTGCGCCTTGATCTCGTTCATCCGCGCGTTGCACGAGGCGAGATCCGTCGGGTTGGGCGTCGTCAGGACGTTCGTCGCATCCGCCGCCAGATGGGCCCCCTGCCCCGTCGCGGCAGCGCATGCGGAAGCGATGTGGGCCGTGTAGGCGGCAGAGCAGGCGAGCGTGAAGGCCACCTGGTCCGCCGTCGAGGAGCCAGCCGTGAGATCCTCCAGCGAGACGCCGGTGGTCGCGTCGGCGTGGAAGATCGAACCAGCGCGGAGCTTGAGCAGATCGAGCCGGAGGGCGTTCTGGACCGCGATGGCCTGCTCAGCCTCGAGCCGCGTCAGCCTGCGAATGGAGGTTGCCATGTCGTGACCTCAACCCGCTCAGGCGATGTTACTGCGGATCCCGCACGCGTTGGGGCGATCCACGACGAGCTGGAGGTACGTCTTCATCTGCGCCTTGTCGGAGTCGCCGGTCTTGGAGAGCATCTCAAGACGGATGCCGAGAGGCGTGACGCCGAAGCCGTCATCGGCCGTGATGTCCATCACCTCGTCGTCGAGGCCCGGGATGGTGGACAGGTCGAGAGGCAGGTACTCGATCCGAGCGTGGTTCGTGTTGACGTAGTAGATCTTCCCGTCCGTCGCGTCCTTGTCCTCGATGAACTTGCAGCCCTCGAAGCTGATGGCGCCAGGCCCGCCCTCCAGGGAGACCTTCCCGCGGGACGTCACGATCTCCTGCTGGGTCGGGACCATGTAGAACTTCTGCGCGTCGAACAGAGCGCCGATCTTGTTGTAGACGTTCGGGTGCACGAACGCGACGTCGGGACGCGTGCCGCACGCCTGGTAGATGGTCGAGAGGTCCGAACGCAGGAGATCGAACGTGAGGGCCGTGGCCGAGCCGGGAGCGAAGACGTTCGGTCTGAAGAACGCGTTCGCCACCTGGGAGCGGTCGATCCCCGCGTACGTGTTGCTCGCAGAACCGATCGCGGCATCGAAACCGGTCAGGAGCGTGCCGGTGCCAGCTCCCGTGTAGATCGCCCCGTTGATGAGCGAGGCGAGGGCAGCCGCCCCGTTCACCATGTTGCGGGCCCAGAGGCGCAGGTTCCCCTCGGGCGTGGCCGAGGTCGCCGCCGTGGCTTCCGCCAACCCGCTGACGTGGAAGTTGGCGCGGTACATCGCCCAGTGAAGGGTTGCACCCACCTGCGAGTCCGAGCCGAAGTTCTCGGCGTCCGCCCCCTCGGCGTAGTTCTCGGCTACGACGCCCGACCCCTCGGGGACGAAGGCCACGTTCTTGCCCTCACCTCGAACGAAAGGAAGGACCTTGAGCGCCACAGACTGGCGGTTGACCTGGCGAACGATATCCCCGCGGTAGTTCTGCGCGAGGACGATCAGCGCCAGCGTTTGCAGCGTATCAGCCATGTTAAGTCACCTTGTGAAAAAGGAAGTGGTTGCTGCTGGAATCAGAGGATCTTCTCGCCGGCCTTGGCCTCGAGCTTCCCCAGCATGCGGAGAGTCCGACTCATGGGGTCTTCGGTCCCCTGCGGCTTGTCCCCCGGGGCTCGGTTCGGAGCCTTCAGGCCGGGCTTTTTCGGCTGCTGGCCGTACCCAGGAGCGGGCAGGAACATCGCTGCGTCCTTGCTCTTGAGGTACTCAGCGAGGCCGCCACGAAGGTCGTACTCAGCGTCGCCGTGCCTGAACGCGATCGATCCGTCATCACCGATGACGACTCGCCGGTCAGCGTGGAAGAGGAGCTTCGCCACGGTATCGACGGTCTCCGGTCGAACCTTGCCGGCGAGCTCGCTTCGGAGTTCGGCGAACGCCTTCTCCTCCCGTGCAGCTCGACGCTCCCGTGCCGCGGTCTCCCGCTCCTTCTTGAGCTGGTTCCGGAGATCCTCGATCTGCTTCGAGATCTCGGGATCCACTGCTGACTGACCGCCCTTGTCCTTGGGCTCAGGCTTCGGCTGAAGGGACTCCCTCAACGACGTGAGGTGAGGGGCGAGAGCCTCCTCGAGGAACTTCGGGACGATGCGCTTGAGCTGAGAGCCCACCGCAGCGTTCACGTGGTTCAAGAGCCGCTGGTCGAACTCGGCGGATGCATCCCCGCCCTTCGGATCGGTCGTGACCTGTCCGTCGGTCTGAACGTCAGTCATGTGAATTCCTCCGCCCTGCTCCCCGGCCGTAGGGGAACAGTGGATGTCAGTTCAGACTGGGATCTGAACCGTTGGGTCGCGAGGATTGCGCGTCCTCGCTCGCGTCGTCCGAGGATTGCTCCTCGTCCGTTTCCGTGGAGGGAGTCGGGTGCGAGGTCTGCACCTCCGCGTTCTCGATCTCCTCACGGATGAGATCTTTCACCTCTTGCGAGGCGTTCGGCAGCAGGAGATCCGCCGCCTTCATCCCGAGCTCGCGGTGGAGCGTTGGACTCGGAATGCCGAGGGTCTTGGCCGTCTGAATGTTCGTGAGCGTGACCGTCACGGCGTCGAGGTTGAACTTGTCCATCCCCTCGATGCTGAACGTCACATCGAAGTCCCCTCGGCCGTCGGAGATGAGCTCGAAGGTCTCCTCGATCGCCTCCTTGACCTCGGTGGCGTACGCATGCAGGCAGATCTCGGTGGCCGCCATGTCCGCCTGCTTGCTCTCGCCGGAGCGGGTCAGGGCCGCCGCCGAGTTGTTCACGGACGCGGCGATCTGCTGTGCGATCCTGTAAATTTCGTCCTTCTGCGCGGCGACCTCGTTTTGGAGGATGTCGAAGGACGCAGTTGAGGGGGAGACCCACTCGAAGCTCTCCTCCGTAGAGATCATCTGGAGGTAGCCAGCACCCGTTACAGGAGGCTTCTCTGGATCCTTCGACTTGAAGACCGCCATGGGATAGCAGGTGCGCTTGATCGCCCACCCCATGGCCGCGCTCAGACGGAAGTGCTCGATCTGAGCATCGGCCGCCCGGTTCATCAGCCAGAGGCCCTCGGGCAGCCTCATGCAGACGACGGGCACCCGGGTGAACCTGTGGGGGACGGCGCCGAGGCTGGGGATCTCGTCCTCCGGGTTCAGCTTCCGCTGCTTGGGGTCGTACTTGACCTGGAACGTCTCGACGGCCTCGCGATCGAAGATCCGCCAGGTCTCGGTGACGACGGCCCGCTCCGTGCGGGGATCGTCCCGACGCATCTCGCGCTTGTGTGTGATGACCCACAGAAGCCCATCGTCGTCGCACTCCCAGTCGAGTACGTCCTCGGGCTCGAGCGGGCAGAGCCGAACCCGGCCGAGTCCCCGGGCCTCCCAGTCCACCCGGGACTCGGCGGGGAGCCCGCCGTCGTCGGGCAGTTCGGCCAGCCACCACGAGCAGCCCTTCACGAGCGCCGTGGTGAACCGGGCCTTCATGAAGGCGACGAGGTCGGTCCCGGCGAGGTCGACGTCCTCCCGCAGCTCCGCGTAGAACGGGTCCGGGGCTTGGGTCTCGCCGTCCCGGGTCGCCCTCACCAGGAACGGCGAGGAGAAGAGCTGCGCGGCGAAGAAGTCGATGATCGGGCCGACGTAGCTGCGGTACGCCGCCTCTCGCTTCCGGAGCTGGTACGCCTCTGCGGGCTCCAGCGGGTTCTGGAACAGGAACGAGCCGATGGCCTTCCTGAAGGCGGACCCGCCCCTGTAGAGGGCGTCATACCTGCGGAACAGCTCCGGGTCGCAGCAGGGGTGCCGCTTGGAGAGCGTGGCGTGCCGCACGCATCATTTCGTGTATGCCCCTGCGCGAATTCGCACGACCGGGCGGGAAATCACCAGAAACCGGGGATCTCAAGCTTGCCCCTCGCAACCTGGATCGCGGGGAACAGCTCCGTGACCCCATGGACGTAGGCGTCCATTCGATCGGGCGAGCGCTTGTCCCGCGGCGTCCAGGTGCAGCACTGCATCTCGAACTCCTTGAAGGTCCCGACGAACTTGATCTTCCCGCCCTGGGTCATCGCTGAGACCGGCTGTGCACGCTCCGCCTTGGTTCCCTTGGCGGGGACCGGCTTGAAGCGGGCGTTGAGCTTCATCTGGCGGAACATGGTGGGGATCAACTCACCGCCGTAATTGCTCTCGTACAGGATCTCGTTGCACCCCTCTCGCTGGTAGACCTCGTACATCCGCCTCGCCCATTCCTCCGGTGTGGCGCGGAGGCTGTAGTCCCCGAGCATGTACGCGGTCTGACCGTCCTCCGAGAGGGCGAGGACGACGATCCCGCATTCGGCCGCTGTCTCCTTGCCGCTTCCGGAGGTATCGACGGCGACGATCTTCCGCTTGAACCGGAGAGGGGACGACGCACGATTCGCGTTGAACCACTCCTGGCGGAAGAGCGCTCCGGGCTCGTTACCCAAGAGCTGCCCATGCAGCTCCTGGCCTGCCAGGTCTGAGTCGCCATAGATGAACTCGATCGCCTCGATCGTTCCAGGGGGCAGGTTCTTGATGTTGTCTCGGGAGGACCCCTGTGTAATGACAGTACGCGGGTCGTCCAAGAGGTCGTGGAGGACCTTCTTGTTCCTTGGGGTCGTCGTGAAGATCGCCTGGGGGTTGCCACCCTTCGGAGTCATCCCCGACAGCGCCGGGTTCATCAGGAGCCAACAGTCGTCGATGCTGTAGAATGAGGCGAACTCATCGACCCACCCCGTGTCCCACTCGAAGCCGCGGAAGCCGTCGGGCTTCTCGCTCGTGCGGATATCGGCAACAGGAGCATCATCGGTGTACGGCCAGAAGCGAAGCTCCAGGTTCGACTGTATGTACCTGGGTCGGCGGTCGGTCGGGAATACAGCCTGTAGTCCGCCCACCTGGATCTTACGCACGTCCTGGTAGTTCGGGCCAGCGAGAAGGATCCTCCGAGCGTTGCCCGTTTCAACTCGATGGCGGATCCACTCGGCGGCGGTCCTGGACTTACCCCAGCGACGGCCCGCGAACACGACCCAGTAGCGCCATTCGGGGCAGTCGGGGATGCTCACGTCCACCGAAGGTGGTGGGAGCTGACGCGGGCGGGCCCAGAAGTCCCAGCAGTGCGGAAGCGCCGCGAGCTCCTCGGGGCTCAAGGACGCGAGGAACCGTTGCCGCTCTTGAGCGGGCATCGAGGCGAGCTGGGACGCCCGGGACTCGCCCTCCGGGTTCCAACTCCGCGCCTTCATGCCCCCTTCTTGGCTTCAGTCTGGAGGCGGAAGAGGGTGTTCTCGAGCACCTCAGTCTTCCGCTTGAGGCTCTTCACCTCGGAGACGAGGGCCTCGATCCTGGCGCGCATCGAGTCGGCGTCCCGCTCTTCATGCGCGAAGAGCTCGGGGATGAGCCGGCGGAGATCCTCCTCGGTCGTGTAGTAGAACTTCCCGAGCCTGAAGAACTGGAACTCCGTCCGCCGCTCCGCGGCGTACACCCTGAGCCGCCGCTGGACGAAGCGGTGCTCGAGGTGTTCCATGTTGAGGAGCTGCGCAACCTGGTCGACGCTGAGGAGCCGGTTCATAGGGTCACCGCCTCCTGCTCCCGAGCTCGAAGCTGATTGGCTCGTCGGCCGTACGCGGCGAGGGCGCCCTGGTAGAGGGAGGATGCCTCCTGCTGGAGCTGCCGGACGACGGGGTCCTTGCGCACGATCGCCGACGCGACCCATGCCGGGCTGAAGCGCTTGATCCCCTGCGCCGTCCGCGTCAGGTGGAGGACGCCGGCCAGGCCGCCGAAGATCTCCCGGACCTCGGGCGGGTACCGCCGGGGCTCGTAGTACGCCTCCAGGACAGCCTTGGCCCGCGACGGGAGGGCGCAGTAGATGGCCATCACCCGGCGGTTCTTCGCCGCCGCAGCCATGCGGCCGAGGGCCCTACGGGTGTCGAGGGCGTCGATCAGGGTGTCCTCGTTGAAGAGGTCTTCCATGACGCCGTTGACGAGCTCCCCGTCCTCGATGCGGGTTCGCTTCGTGCCGTACTTGGACGCAAGGATCAGCGAATTGAAGTTCGATTTGAAGCCCATCTCGGACTCGCAGTCCCAGAAGAGCCATTCGAGATCGTCGTGGTGTGTCGAGCGCTTCTTCACGGTGGGAGCCTCGCCGCGGTCTGGGATGACGAAGCTATGATCCGATCTACATCTGATGGTGGGGGATGATCAGCCCGGGGGGATCCACACGGGAGGCCACCAGCTCTCGTCGAGCTCGACCGGCACGTGATCACCCAGCGCCGGAGCGATCTCAGGGGCATAGGGGACGGCCCACTCGTCCCGGTCCGGGTGCTTCATGGGCTCGGCCCACGTCCGCGTGAGCACGATAACCTGGCCGTTCACGGTACCGGTAATTGGGTACCCGAGAAGGGCATCGACCTGCGCAATGAAGCTGACTGCCGCGGACTCGCTATCGAAGACTACGAACACGGACACCTCCTAACGCGCCACAAGGTACGACACGAGCTGCGACCTCTCCGCTGGCGAAAGGACTCGATTGTAGACAACGAACTCCCCAAGGTGCCCGCTGAAGCGGATTCCGCCACCGCCCGTCCCGCCGAGGATGAGCGCGCCTGGAGTCTGCCCGGGGACGCTGCTCGTAATCGTCGTCGCTGGAGCGAGTACCTCGGTATCGACCTCCATGGTCGCGGTCGTGATGTCGTTCTGCAACAGGCCCGGGACGCAGATGACGAACGCATGGAGCGCGCCGTCGGACTGCTTCGCCGTGGCGCTGAAGTAGCGGTAATTGCCGGACCCGCTCATGATGAGAGGCCGCGACCCGTCGAAGCAGAGCCCCAGGAGCGGGTACGTCGTCGTGGCAGTGTCGAAGACACGGTTCTGCGTCGTCTTCGTCGCCGAGTACGCGAAGCCGTAGGTCCGCGTCACCAGCGACGACGGCGAGGGAGCGGTCATAAACGTCAGGCTCCCGTCGAAGAGGAGGCTCGGCTTGCCGCCGAGGCCCGTCGCGGTCCACGTCGGCTGCGCTGACCCTGACGCCTGGACCGCGTCCCCGCCGCCAACGCCGAAGTTCCTCCAGAGGGCGACCTTCCCCTCGGACAGGGTGACGCCGCGGTCTGCGCGGAGCCAGTGGACGAGGCCAGGGAGGCCCGCCGGGGAGAACCCCTGGCTGCGGTAACCCTCGAGGGGATCTCCAATGGGCTGCGCGACGGAGCTGCGGATCATGAGTCAGTACGCCGCCGTCAGCGCGAGGGAGAGCGTTCCCGGGGTTGCGGTCACCCCGTGCTCGGCCGCGATCATCCGGATCGTGGTCCAGCCGCCGCGCACGACGACGGTGAGCTCGCGGCTGACCGGGTTGCCGTCTTGGGGTACGGCGCCCAGGATCACCTGTGCGAACGCGCTCTGAAGGCCGAACGGCTGCGAAGCCGTGACCAGCGGGTCGATGACGCTGATGTCGCCCTCCTCCGTGCCGTTCCCGACGAGGATACGGAACTTGGGCTGACCGTTCGCAGCTCCCCTTGTATACGTCGTGATGAAGCTGATCGCGGAGACGCCATCGGCGATCGCGTACGCCGCCTGGTTGGTCCAAGCTCCGGCCGCTGGAAGGGTGGCCGAGGCCAGATGAACGACCCTGGCGATCCGAGCGGGCTTCGGAGATGCGGTCGGCTGCTGAACCGTGACTCGCAGGGACCGGTCAGCCGCGACGGCGGGCATCACCTGCTGCTTGCCCGCGCTGTCGACCAGGTTGCTCGTGCCGGAGGGGTAGTACATGAACGACATAGGCCAAGGACCTCAATGAACCGCGGGGGCGGCGCTCTCTGAAGGAAGTGGAGTCGGTTCGGCGTCGCTCTGAGACGCCGAACCGTGGAGCTTGTCGAGCTTGTCGAGGATCGATGCAGTCAGAGCAGAAGCGTCAGGACCCTTTTGGGTTGCGGGCTGCTCGACCTTGTCGATCGAATCGATGTCGAGGATCAGCGCCTTGGCCTGCTTCAGGGCCTCAAGACGGCTGAATTCCGGCCCTTCGTTGACCAGCCCCACGGTGAGTTCGAGCAGGGTTTCAAGGCGTTCCTTGGCCGATTTGCCGGAGAGATCGATCTGCTTGGTGATGAGGGGCGCGCGCCTCGTCCGCCGGACCGGGACGTCGTTCTCCTCGCCTGGATAGCTGCTGATCGGGACGACGGGGGCACCCGGCATGCAGATCTTCTTGTGCTTGGCGACGATGTTGTGGTCCGACAGGCCGTACTTTCGGGCCGTGCGCCGGTAGGAGAGTCCGTTGCGGATCGTCCGCTCGATCTCAACGCGATCGGGGTGACTGCAAATAGCACAAGCCATCGTACGTCTGGAAGTATGACGTACGGAATCGAACAAACAAGCAATTACAGCTTGCCTGCGTCAAGATTTCATGCCGACGATGGAGATAGAAGAAGGAAGCCCCCTCCCGAGGCACCATGCTCCGAGAGGGGGCGTGACCGGGGCTCGATCGCCGATTACGGTCTGAGGGCGGAGCTACACCGCTCGCCGTTACGAGCGTCGAAGGAGGACGGCGTAGCAGGGCACGCTACCCCCGTGGCGCCGCAAGAAGAAGCGTCTCCAAATGGTCCCGCGTCTGCTGTGCGTTACGTCTCGTGAGGCCATGGGCCTTGGTCATGGACCGATACATCGCTGCTTCCATAACCAGGACCTTCCCGTTGGCCACGTCGACCGCCCAGCCGTCGAACTCGAGCCAACTGTGCAGAAGCGGCGGCCGATGCATGCGGTGTGTCCCGGTTACCCACTGCCACCCGTCCGAGCAGCCGGCCGCGATGAGGTCGACCATCAGGGCCAGGGACACCTCGTGACAGTCGCCGAGGCCGTCCGGGCTCGGAGCCCCGAACACCTCGGTGAAGTTCGGGAGGCGGTCCTCGTGGTGGAGCCGCGTGATGACGGGGATGGCTCTGCACTCCCGAGGCTTGTCCGGGTCGGGGCAGCAGGCGATGGGGAGCGGCGGGGGGGAGATGTGCAGCTTCGAGAGGGTTCTCGTTCTCATGCCCCGTCTACAGAGCGAGGGGCGCCCCGATCAACGTAAGTAATATTACATTCAGAACAAGCGAAAGCGATAAAACTTAGAAATTTCAGCAGGTTGTCGACCGACCGCGGCCATGATCGAGTCTTCACTTTTTTAGGACACTGACCGGAAGGTCAGGGACCTCCGTGTGCCGGAAGCCGGACGACGTGCCCGGGGTGCCCGCCGCAGACGGGGAGCTTGTCCACGTGGGCGAGGAGCTCCTCGCCCACGTGGACCACGAGGGGACCACGGGGGCGCGCTGGGTCTCCCTCCCCCGCCGAGGCTAGGGTAACCTCCCGGATGCCATGCCCCCCCTGATCAATGCCAACGTCAACGTCAACGTCAACGCCGATCTCAAGGGTGTCAACAAGCTCCTCGGCATGCTTAAGATCCATTTCGGCGTGAAGATCGCTCGCAAGAAGGCAGAAGAAGAGGCCGCGGCAAGGATCATCGCAGCGGAAGCCGATGCCAAGGTGAAGCTGATCTCCGCAAGAGCGGATGCCGAGGCGAAGGTCCTCGAATCCCGCTCGACCATCGAAGAGCGGAAGGCCCTAATCCAAGGCGAGCACGAGATCCGATTGCTCGAGGAGAATCTGAGATCCGATCTCGCTCGCCCAGAAGAGAGCGCTGATGCCGATTTCGAGGTCATCTGGGAGGAACCTGAGGCGGCAGCTCTGGCCACAGTGCATCGCGGCCCGTTTCAGTACGTCGAGGAGAGGCGCCTCAACAACATCAAGCAGGTGGTACAAGAAACGATCAAGGCTCTCCCAGCCGACACTCAGGTTTCGGACGAGCCGGTCGATCCCGATGTGTACGCGCGCATCTTCGATAACGTGAAGGATGTCTCGAAAGAAGATATGCAGCGCCTCTGGGGAAAACTCCTGGCAGGAGAGATCGCTCGACCTGGAACGTTCTCTCTCCTGACCATCGAGGCCCTTCGCAACATGACGTCGGCAGACGCTCAGCTCTTTCAAAAGTACTGTGGCTGTTGCACCAACCACGGCGAGATCGTGCTCCCTAGCGACCCAGAATTTCGGAAGGAAACGAGCGTCAACGTGTTCGAAGCTAGAACGCTCGTCGATCTCAGGCTTCTACAGGAACATGAATTCATGAGAGGAGGTTTTGCAGAGCCGCTTTCCTGGAAGCTTCCTTACCGAGGCAGGATTGTTCACATCCATGCTGCTCCTACTAGGAACCATTTGGTAGGTCACATCTACCGGCTCACGACGGCGGGTATCGAGCTGGCTCGCTTGAGCTTCCCCGATGCGAACGATGTTTACGTTCGTGCCCTTTGCGCGGCTGCCCAGCGAAAAGGCTTCAACGCTGAGGTCCTCGATGCCCGCCCCGCGGACGCGCCGCAGGATGCCACAACTGATTCAGCAGGAAGCGGATCGACTGGAAGCGGAGAGGATGCGACGCAGGCGAACCCCGGCCGAGTTCCAGGAAGCCAGGCGGCCGGTTGACGGACGAGGTGGCCCGGGGACGGCCGAGGAGGCTCTACTTCTTCGGCCGCTCCTGGTGGGTCTCGTAGAGGAAGGTGCCGAGCGTCGTCGCTGAGCCGATGGCCAGCCGGGCATGGCGAGGGGCGAGCCCCTTCGTCTTCGCGGTCTTCCCGTGGCCAGTGCCGTAGGGGTTTCTCAGTTCCGCGATCCTGAACGTCACCTGCGAAAGGTTGCCGAGGAGCTTCTTGATGGTGTCGACCGCCTTCGCCTGGTCGGGGACGCCTTCGGGGACGAGCTTCAACTCCTCCATTGTCGTCTTGACAAGCTTCGGCAGGTCCCAGCCCTCATCCCGGGCGATGCCGCGCTCATCGAGGATGGACTTGCATACGGTCTCCACGAACTCCTTCGCGCTGCCAATGGCAAGCTCAGGATCGCTGTCTGCGGCGGCGTTCATCCTCGTGATCTGCTGGTTGATGTAGTCCCCAGCCACCGCGGTGATCTTCCGAGCCGTGCCGACCGCATGGCCTACAACCTGGACCCCGACGAGCAGCTTCCTGGCCGAGAAGACGGGCCTTCCTGAGATGGCCCGCGACTCATAGATCTCCCATCCGTCGACCTTCAAGTGCCTATTGAAGATCTCCAGGAGCTTTGCGACTTCTTCTGCGTCTGAGCGGACGACAGGGTGGATCATCTCACACAGGAACCGCAGGAGGTTGTTGTCTGAACCGTAGAGGAAGTTGAACCTTGAGTCCGAGATGACCCACCAGTCGTCCGGCCAATCCTCTGGGAACGAGACGCGGTGAGTGTGGATGTCTCCGAACGCGTTCTCGAATCGAGAATCGGTCGACTCCATCTTGCTCAGATCGAACAACCTGGACAGAAAGTCAGTCTCGTCGTCAAGCCTCCCCCAATATTTAAACTCGGTGAGCCTCAGCTCGTCGAAGAGATCCCGTCGCGTCAGATCAGTGATGGAATTTGGCGGCGTGTCGGGCTTCGCGTCGGCCGGCATGTCGAAACAGGTGATACTAACGCTGTCAATGTAGCCAGTCGGCTTGTCTTTGAATACTTCGCGAGCGAGGGACAGGATGCAATCTCTTGTGGCTTCGACAGCGGCGACAGAATGCATCCTGTACACGTCGCCGCTCATATAGAGATCGATTCGCCATTCATCCCCTGAGCCGAAGATCTCTCCCACATTGTCAAACGTTAGGGTCGAACCCTTCAGTACGTCGCGCGCGACCACCTGGTCACGGTCCTCTGACATTCTCGTCAGCTCCGCGAGGAGCCGGTCTGGAACCATGGGGAACGTCATGACCCTGGATCCTACTCCCCAAGCGCGCCGCCCCTCCAGGAATCGATCCTGGGTGTCGCATCGGCGACACGCAACGCGATGCATCATTGCGCGTCATGGTCCTGATGGTCGCCTCGCTAGGTCGGAGAGCTCGGCCGGGGCCCTTCGAGGGGCACACGCGCTCCCAGGTGAGCCGGCCGAGCTCACCCGGAGGGAGGTGAAGGACGAGGAGGGTCGGTGGAGGTCAGGGTGCGCTGACGGTCGTGCTGACGGTCGTGCTGACGGTCGCTTAGTGTACTTCGTACCATCGTCAGCACAGAAATGCCGTGAAACATAGGCTTGCTGACGATGCTGACGGTGCTGACGGTTCTGACCGCCTCTTCCCCCACCCAGTGCTCCACCGGCTGGCCGTAGGCCCCCTCCTTCCTTCTCGATCGAGAGTAGGAAGCAATCGTCAGCACCGTCAGCATCGTCAGCAAGAGCCGATTTGAACCCACTTTCGTGCTGACGATGGTACGGAGTACACTAAGGCGACCGTCAGCATGGTCAGCAGAACCGTCAGCGCCTGGCTGACGCCGGACGGCCGGCGTGCTCCGAAGCGACCGGCGACTCAATGACTTGCAGAAGAAATCGTATCGGACGCATGAAAGGTGTTGCAGGTGCAACACTCGTAGCTAGACTGAACACGAGGAGATGGTCAGATGCTGATGATCCGCTGCACCGACGACGTCCATCGGCGATACCGCGCCCTGGCGGGAAGGCATGGCCTGACGAACGACGGCCTGCTCACCCGCCTGCTCGACGCTGAGGAGGCTCGGATCGAGCAGGAGAACGCAAAGGCCAACGAACGGAGGGTGGAGACGCCTCCCGTCAGCACCTGACATTTCTTCCGCGCCGATCCGCCTCTCCGCCATCCCGGCGCATGGGAGGGGACCCCAGGACACGCGGCGACCCTGGCGTGTTGGCCCGACGTAGAGGGCCAAACAGACGAAGACCCACCCCCTGCTTGCGACGGCGCGGGGCGGGTCTTCGATGGGTCGAGAGATGTCCGAAGAGAATCGTAGCACCACGTCAACGACGGTCAACCAGGTTAACACTCCTCTTATCGCGTGGTCGCGGAACAAGTACGTCTCCGCGGACGCGGAGTCCCTGTGGACGGGCGAGGCTCACGGAATCGGCTACTGCGTCGAGCCCCTGGAAAGCGCCCTGGCCACGACGTACACGGACGACGCTCATTTCGTGACGTACGTCGTCTCCAACCGCCGCTGGCAGCCCCGGCTCAAGAAGACGGATGAGGCCGCGCTCCGGGAGCACGGGATCGAGATCAGGCACTACGTCCTCGTCGCCGACGTGGACATGCCGAATCACCAGGGGATCACGCAGGAGGCCATCGAGGACGCCAAGGAGAAGCTCGCCCAACTCCCGTCGATCGGATGGTACACGTCCCGCGGCGGGCTCCGCATCCTCCAGCCGCTCTCCCGCCCGATCTCCCCTGCGCATTACGAGCACGCGATCGGCCTGTGGCTCCCGCAGCTCCAGGCCGCCCTCGGAGATGCCTGGGTCGTCGACCTCGCCTGCAAGGACTGGACGCGGCATTTTCGCTTGCCTCGCGTCATCCGTGATGGGGCGCCGGCGAGCCCGAAGATCGATCTCTCCCGGATGAGGCCGGTCGATCCGTGCGCTCCTCCTCCTCCTCGCCCGCCCCGTGCTGTCGAGGACCGTCCGCGTCCTACCCTCACATCGGACCGTGCTCGTATCCTCGAGCGCGCTCGCAAGTATGTCGGCCAGATCGAGCATCCCCAGTGCGGGACTGGCTCCTGCGACGCCGCGGTATGGAACGTGTCCGTCCACCTGCGTGGCTTCGGGCTCGACGAGGACGACGCCCTGGAGCTCCTCACCGAGTGGGCCCTGGGGCTCGGGGCCAACTGCGAGCACCGCCGCCCGGACCGCCTCCGCCGCAAGATCGAGGACGCCTCCAGGGCGAGCACGGTGGAAGCCGGGTTCCACCTGAAGGACGATCGCCCCGCGCGTGCTGAAACGACCGATGAGGGCCCCGGGTTCAGCGTCTCGGAGCTCGACGAGGAAGAGGAGATCGCCGCGCTCCTCTCTGGCCCGTCGGACTCGAGGAACAAGGCCGACAATAACAGCGGAGATGAGGATGACACCGGCGGCGGCAAGAAGGGCGGGCTCACTTCCATCATCGGGCGGCTCCGTTTTTTCCGGATCCTGACCGGCCGCGTCTTCACCGTGATCTCGGGCGAGGCGGTCCCCATTGACTCTGAACGCTACATCGAGTGGATCTCCGCCGCAGCCCTTCGCACCCTCAAGAGTGTCGTCACCAGGGACAAGATCAAGAACGCGACCACGGCGGTTGTGGGCCCCCGCAATAGACTGCCCCTTGGGGACGCGCCGATACGGTACGCGTACGACCCCAAGGATCTCACTATCTGGATCGATCTCGCCGACCCGCAAGGGCGCACGGTTCACGTGACCCCCAGTGGGTCCACGGTGTGCGCCAAAGGCGAGTGCCCGATCGCCTGGTACCGCCCCGATGGGACGGCTCCGATGCCCGTCCCCGTGATCCCCGCGTCCGACGATGGGTGCCAGGCGCAGTGGGCGGAGTTCTGGGACCTCCAGCAGAAGGAAGACCAGACAGAACGTGTGGCGTCCTTTGCCTGGCTGATGGCCGCGGCTCGTCCGATGGTCCAGCCTCAGACAGGAACGCTCACGCGGTACCCCGTCGGCGCGATGACCGGAGAGCACGGCGCCGGGAAGACCAGCGCCATGGAGATCCTCCGGACAATCGTCGATCGGAGGGAGCCCGCCTCGGTGAAGCTGCCGCGCCAGGAGAAGATCGATGACATGACGATCCACGCGGAGCAGGTCGCGGTCCTGGCGTACGACAACGCCTCGCATTTGTCCGCGGAGCACAGCGACCACCTCTGCCGGATCGCCACCGGATCGGGCGACGTCAAGCGCAGCCTCTACTGCGACCGGGATCTCGCGGTCTTCCGCGGGAGCCGCCCCGCCATCATCAATGGGATCACGGATTTCGTCACGAGGGACGATCTTCTCGATCGCTCGGTCCTGATCCGTCAGACGAAGCCGAAGGTCCGGAAGCTCGACTCCGTGTTGGCACGGGAGTGGTCGCGCATCTACCCGAGGGTCCTCGGCGCGCTCGTCTACTGCATGGCGACCTCGCTCGCTCGTGCCGAGGAAACGATCGTGGACCCCGCGATCCGGATGCTCGAGGCCGCACAGTGGGCCGCTGCGTCCGAGCAGACTGCCGGGTTCGAGGAGGGCGCCGTCTCCAGGTGCTACATGGCTACGAGGGAGCACGCGACCGACATGGCCGCTGAGGACACGTTCGTCGAGGCGCTCCTGGAGATCGTGCCGCGGGGGTCGTCCGTGACCGACACGGGCGCAGGGATCCTCAGGAGGATCCTCGAAGCCTGGGAGAAAGAGCACCCGAGGACGAAGGCGCCCGACGAGTGGCCAAGGACTCCCCGAGGTCTTCGCGCCGCCCTCGATCGGAGGAAGAGCGCGCTCGAAGCGCTCGGGCTCACCATCTCGTACGCCAGCGGCCAGCGTACGGAGACGTCAAGCTCTGCGAGGACGATCACGCTGTCCCGCGAGGCGGGACCGAAGTCCGGCCTCTACCTGGCGGTCGATAATACTCGGACTCCAGCCGAGATCGCGAGCGAACTCCTAGAGTCGGTCTGACACACAAGACCGAAGACCCAAGGAGGACGAGGGGGCGACCCGGGGCATTGCGACCGGGTCCGCCCCTCGTTTTTCGGTTTTCCTTTTGTGCGCCTGCTTATAGCGAAAGCGGCGAGTGCCGCTGGACGAACGAGGAGACGACGCCATGGCCTACGTTATCGAGATCGACAACACGGGATATTACTTGCGCGATACCTCGACCGGTTTGCGCACGCAGTACCCGACCAGGGATCATCTCCTGTATGCGGCCGGCACGATCGCCGTCCGTTCGTGGGATAGGGTCCTCGAGGGGCTCACGCGCCTCGAGCAGCTCCACGATCGCCCGGCGAGGGATCCTCAGACGACAGAGGTCGAGCCATGAGCTACGCGGGGTTCACGCTCGAGCGGAGGGGATCCACATGGATCGCCCGCCGCAAGACGCGGACGGCGGTCTTCCAGCTCGCCCCGGCTAGATCTCGAAGGGAGATCGAGGCGGCCATCGACCGCCACAACGCGGGGCTCACCTGGGAGGAGCTGATCGCATGACGTCGAGGATCGAGCAGGCCCGGGCCTCGGCCCTCCTCGCAGCCCTTCGGAGCGAGGAGGAGGGCGCGGGCCTCGTCCAGAGGGTGAGAGCCAGGCAGGAGGCCATCCTGCGGTCGCGTGAGCGGGGCCAATGGGTCCAGATCGACCCCGAGGCCCTCGCGCGGCTCGTAGGGCGGCTCGACGGACCGAGATCGACCTGCCGTCATCTGGGGATCGCGGTCTCGACGCTTCGGCGATGGGCGGCTGAGGGTCGGATCCGGCGATGGGCCCTTGTTCGGCTGGAGGAGCTGGTCGCCACCGGAGCGCGATCCCTCCGCCGCCCCAACCGGGCCGCGGATCGAAACTACCTTCGTGGAGGAACCGATGGACCATGACGCGCTCATCCGAGAGATCGAGGCGACGATCGCTGTGTGCGGAGCCTCGGACACCGCCCGCGCCCTCGGGACGACCCCCCGGAAGCTCCGCGCCATCCTCAGGGGCGGGGCCATCCTGCCGGAGCTCGTCGAGCGGGCCACGGCGATTGGCTTGGTCCCGGCGTCCAGACCGACCGTGGGTGGATCACCGAAGATCTAGCAAATCCATCCAGCATCCACTTCTTGAATCCCGCGCGGGAATAGCATCCACGAGTAAGTGAGGCCCGCGGCGGCTCGAACCCGCCCGGGCCTCGTGGTCGTCCCCCTACACGCGAGGTCCGACATGGATCATCTACACCCTGCGCCCGGCGCGCAGGATCGGGATTCGTCTGTCCATCGATCTGCCCCAGCCGCCAAGAAAGGGGCACGACGCCCCCAGCCGGCCGAGTACCCGGCCGCCTACCCGTCGATCCAGGAGCTGCTGGCGTACGAGCCTCGTCTACGGCAGCTCCTGCTCCGCCTCGGCATCCCTAGGCAGGACACTGGCGACGTCCTTCAGGACGTGATCTGGGGCGCGACCCAGAGCATCCGGGCCGGCCGCTTCAGACCCCGGCCAGGGGTCGACCGGGAGCGGACCTTGTGGTGCTGGCTGGCGGGCATCACGTGGAAGGTCGTCGGTCACTACCACGAGAAGGCGCACCGGAGGCGGGAGGTCCCCGCAGCCGATCCGTGGGCGTTCGTTCCGGATCCGGTGTTCGACCCCACGGACCAGCTTGAGGCCCGGGAGGCCCTCCGAGGACTGGAGCGGGTCCCACAGCGGGTGCGGCGAGTCCTCCACCTGTTGGCCCTTGGCTACGGCGGCTCCGAGATCGCGCGGAAGCAGAGGGTGCCGATCAGCACGGGGTTCACCAGGGTCCGACGAGGGCGGCAGTTCCTCGGCCAGATACTCGTGAGGGGGCGGACCTGCCGAGAATCGCCGCGAGGCTGAGGCTCAGGGCTCGGAAGGGTCAGGCTTCGGCTTTCTCGGCTCTGTGGTGACGCGCGACGTCTTGGGTTGCCGCTTGAATTCATCAGCCACCTGCTGAAGCTCCGCATACTCGAAGAAGAATTCCGGTTCGATTTCACCGTTTGGGAGGCACTTGCAGAGCACCCAATCCGCTGAGTTAGTCAAGATGCTCTCGACCTGCATGCCGGCGATGTATGTTGGGACACATCGCAGTGAAGCCACCTGTGACGGCTCAGCACTCATGTAGTAGGTAAGGTGCTGCTGAGGGACTACCTCGATGGGTTCGTCTTCCCGCCACACGTTGTCTAGTAGCCATGTGTTGACCACATGATCGAAGAAAGCGTTGCCACCGTCTTCTCTGGTTAGGATGGTCATTCCGCCGGGGCTTGCCGGGTGGCGCTCTCCGTTGGCGAGTACAATCTCAGGTTGATCGTAGATGAGCTTCTTCGTTTGTATGATGAAGTGGATCTCTCTGGCGTACCCTTCCCAATCCTTTTCCTCGGCCGGCCTCAGCTCGTAGGTATCAATGTTCCGGTAATGTGCTTCCAGCAGGGCATCCTTCGTGTACCCCATCCTGGACACGAGGATGCCCTTCGTGGCTCGCACGCCATCCACGGCCGTGTAGAAGTTGCTGACCATGCCGATGCTGACCGGTGTTGCTCGGTCCTTTGCCTCCATGGCGATGAGAGCGCTGGTGGCCTCGTTGCCGACGTACACAACCACGTCGATCTGACGACGCACACCGCTCTTCGCTCTTAGTCGGCGGTCCCACTCGATCCGCTGGGCATCTGGACCGATGGCCTTCTGAACGGCGGCTACCAGGCGCTCGAACGCCCTGCCCTTAGGTTCCTGCTGCGGAGGAGGATCGGACATCCTGGCGAACGTAGCACGCACCCGGCCGTGCGGCCTGGACACTGGTCGCGTGTGCAGTAGACTTTTGTATGGTTCTGGACGATTTGATTCGTAAGCTGAATCACATGGCTACTCCACAGGGCCAGGCGGAGCTCGTGGAGAAGAACTACGCGCACATCCGGTGCCCCGACCACGGAAGCTCACCGGGATTGAGGATCCTGGCCGGACGCGAGAAGGAGATGACCTTCTGCTGCGAGACGCTCCAGGAGCTCGTCCACGCCGAGAGGGCTAGCTCGGGCAGCCGTGGCCATTGCCCTCGATCCCGTTGCCTCACCGTTGCCACGCCGGGTGGGTCGTAGCGTCCCGTCCTGTCGCGTCCCGTCCTGTAGCCGATGGGAGCTAACCCTGCGGAATGACGTGAGATTTACCAGCACCCCCGGCAAGAATTGAACTTGCGACCTTCGGTTTAGGAAACCGCTGCTCTATCCACTGAGCTACGGGGGCAGGGGCATCAGCCGCTACGGGGGCGGGACCCTGGCACACCTCGTCGCGTGCATCAAGCCCGATCCCTGGCCGCCTCTTCGTTCAGTCCGCCCTTCCGCTTCCTCTCCGTCCGTTCCGCCGCTCGTCCGCCCTCGTCCCCTCCCCGCCCGCCTCCCCGCCCCTCGCTCACGTCGTCCACGGCCCTCCCCAGAGCGCCGCCCCGATCGCCAGCGCGATCCCACCCCGCGCCAGCCCTGCCCGCAACGCCC